CTGGTCAAACGACATGCTGCAGGTGGGAGATCTGGTGCGCATCTACGTCGGCCCACCAGGCTACATGAGAGATTGCGGCATCGACTCGAAGGGCTACGGTGTGGTGACATCACTCGACACACCACCGCGCGGCTCCCTTCAGACATACAACGTCACTGTCCTCACACCTGGCGGCCTGATCACGACATACAGGCAGTGCTTGGAGAAGTTAGACAATGACCTGTAAGCACAGCCCACTACCGCACCACCTCTACGTCCACGTGCAGAACTCCTACCTTGGGCCCAACATGCCTCAGGGAACAACACGCGGGATCTGGCACGGCGTCTACTGCCGAGTGGGGCAAGCAATGCTGTGTCACGTCCTGCTGGAGAGCGGAGCGCACTGGAGCGGCCTACCACTCCACGCCCTATCAGCGACCGAAGATTTCAGCAAGCCCCTCAGCGCACTCCAACCTTGGGGCGGCATGGGAGAGGCGATGACAGCATTCCACCTTCCCTACCTCGAAGGCCTGCAAGTGGTGGGCAGAGAGACGGGGCGCGGCAGGCACACAGGAATTCTGATCGACTGGTCAGACGGCTTCAGTCGCTATCCTCAGGAGCACAAGCCACTGTCCCTGATAGAGACATCAAGCGGACAATACGCGCTGCTACCAAATAACTACTACACAATCGAAGACAAGCACTTCACCGACGCCGACGCCGAGCGGAACAGAATGCACTACAGGCGCGGTGAGACAACATACTGGGAGGGGGAATGAAGTATCCACAATGGCCACAGGCAGGAGATCTCGCGCTGATAGACAAAGAAGAGATCGTCCTCGTGCTCGACCTCAAGCTGGCAAAGGAAGCTTACAGGGGCCTCTACGAAGTGGACGATGAGGACAGGCACATCTGGCTGGGCGGCGACAATGTCATCCACTACATGAACATCATGGGCCAGGTGCTCTACAACGGGAAGTGCGAGTGGATCCGGATCGAAAGATTATCTGCTCCGGCCGAATAAATGCGTGTATCATGATAGATACTATTGATAAGGAGTGCACTCAATGTCTGAACACGCACAAAGTACCGGGGCTGAAAATAATCAGCGCTTCAGGAAGGTTCGCAAAGCAATCAAGGATCGCAACATCACTGAGGTGTCGTGGAACCTGCTGGAGATGTGCATCGACGACCTCGAGCTGCACGGTGAGATCAAACTCCTGGGCAAGACAGGCCTGATGGAGATGGTGCGCATCATCTCAGTGCAGAAGAACGAGGACAACCAACAGGCGCGGATGGAGAAAGTATCTGAACTGAAGGAATGGCTGAGGAAAGCCGGATGAAGTTCATGAAGCGCGGCAGCCAGAAATCAGACATCGTGCTGACACCTACCGATCTGGCGCAGCGGATCATCAATCACGTGCGACCAAGCGGACGTGTCCTCGATCCATGTCGTGGAGAGGGCGCATTCGACCACCTCCTAGTGACTGATTGGTGCGAGATCTCAGAGGACAAAGATTTCTTTCAGTGGGGAGAGCGCGTCGACTGGATCATCGGCAATCCGCCCTGGTCGCAGTTCGGTGACTTCAATAGACACGCGCTCGACACCGCGGACAACGTTGTCTGGCTCTATCACATCCCAGGCCTGCTGACCAAGCGGAGGATTAAAGACGCAACAGATCGCGGTTTCAATCTCCGTGAGATCATCCTCATCGACACACCTCCTGATCCCTGGCCACAGAGTGGTTTCCAGGTCGCAGTCGCGTGGTGGTCAAGAACTGCTGATAGAATGACGTGGACGGATTGGCGCGCATGAACGTAAAAGACGTCGTCTCCGATCCTGTCCTGTTCTGCTCTCGTCTTCAGATCGTCGACAAGAAGGGGCGACCTGTCAAACTGAAGCTCCGCTCAGAGCAGATCGAGATCATCGAGGCGCTGGCAGCAGGGGACGACACGCTGGTGCTCAAGGCCCGTCAGATCGGCAGCACAACAGCAGTGGCAGCCTTCTTCTTCTGGAAGTGGTACACAGCGCCCGATCCTCAGACATACGTCTCCCTCAGCCACAAACTGGCGTCAGCGAAGCACATCCTCGACATTCAGAAGCGCTTCTTCAAGTCACTACCACGTGCCCTTCAGCGTCCACTCTCCGTCGACAACACGACCACACTGACACTCGCTGACACCGGTGCGACACTGATGGCTGCGTCAGCTGAGGGCAAGGGCGGGCTCCGTTCATTCACAGCGACTGGGCTCCACATCTCGGAGTTCGCGTTCACTCCCAATGCCGACGAGCTGAAGGCAACAGCGATCGCAGCCCTGAACGGCGGACAGCTCTGCATCGAGTCGACTGCGAACCACTGGGGCGATCCACTGCACCGAGAGATCGAGTTGTGGGAGGCTGAACAGGTCGACTGGAACTTCCTCTTCTTCCCATGGACAAGTCACACTGAATACAGTGAAGCACCACCTGACGACTTCGAAACCGATCCCGACCTCGATCTGACACCGGGCCAACAGTTCTGGATGGCGCGGATGATGGGCAAACTGGGCGAGACAAAGTTCCGACGCGAGTATCCTCTCTCAGTCGACGACGCCTACGCTCAGACAGACGGGGCGTGGATACCTGCGCAGATGCTGAAGGACATTCAAGTCGTCAAGCTCGAGGCAGAGGGCGGACAACTGGCGTCAGTCGACCACAACGACAGATACGCGATCGGCGTCGACACAGGCGCTGGCACGGGCGGTGACTACTCAGCTGCAGTCGTCATCTCAGTGAGCAGCGGTCAAGTGGTCGATGTCCGACGCTCCAATCAGATGACACCGACCGAGTGGGCCCAGGTGGTCGCTGACGCCTCCAACAAGTGGAAGGGCGCGAAGGTGCTGACAGAGAGCAACGGCACCTGGGGCGGTGTCGTCATCACAGAGCTGAAGCACATGGGCGTGCCACTGTGGAAGGACGCTGATGGCAAGGATTGGATCACGAACGCTGCGACCAAGCCCAAGATGCTGGAGGAGCTGAAGGATCGTCTATCCACAGGGAGCATCACACTCCTCGACAGCTGGACAGTGGGCGAGCTCCGAGCCTTCAAGGTCGACGACCGTGGCAATCCCTTCTGTCCGCGCAACGGCATCCACCACGGCGACACGGTGATTGCGATGGCCCTCGCGTTGCAGTGTGCGAAGAAGGTGACAGTGCCCGACCGTCCCTACCTTCCTCAGTGGATCGTCGACCGGCGGATCAGAGAAGCACGAGGACGGGGCGCACTGAAAGAAATGCGTCGTTATTGAACATTTATGCTAAGATAGGAGATAGTTATCGCTATGGCAAGAACAGAGAAAGACAGGATCCAGTTCATCCGCGCAGCCGTCCAGCAGCACACTGACTATTGGGACGAGCTGCGTCCTCAGATGCGTCGCTACCGCAACGCCTACATGACCAAGTTCTACGAGGATATGGACAGCGTCGATGCTGACAGCTCCATCCGCGTGGAGACATCTGATGCCTACGCAGCGATCGAGTCGCTGATGGGCTCCCTCTTCACCAAGTATCCCGGCATCGAGCTGGGCCCAGACATCAGCGGCAAGGGGGACATTGCTTTCACCAAGGCAGTGACCAACTCGTGGCTGAAGGGCGCTCGTCAGCAGATCGAGAACGCCGCACGGATGGCCCTCATCTACACGCACTCCTTCCTCAAGCTGGCACCACGCGAGAGCAGCACGCTCCTGGGCAAGGTCGCCATGCGCGCTGTCCCACCGTGGCAGGTGATCCTCGACCGAGACGCTGCCGCATGGGAGGACAGTCGCTTCATCGGCCACGTCTACTACATCAGCGTCGACGAGGCCACTGCCAAGTTCGGCCCCAAGAAGTGGCACGGTGTCGCTCAGAAGGATTACTTCACCGACTACGAGCGCAACACCGACCGCAGCTACCGCTCCTACGGCGACCAACCTGACCTGCCCAACGAATACCTCTACGTCGAGATCGTGGAGATGTACGACTTCCTGAACAAGGAGCTCCTGTTCTGGTCGTCACAGTGGAAGAACGGTGAGGAACTCCTCAGCAAGGACGCAGTTCCAGTCAACACCTTCGACGGACGACCACTCTCCAACATCGTCCCGTTCTACTTCTCCCGTCGTCCTGACCGGCCGATGGAAGGCTACTCCGCCATGGCCCGCATTTATGATCAGTGTTTCGAGAAGAACATACTACGCACATTCTGGGCCAACGCGGTGCGACGTGATAGCCGCCAGTTCATCTACAAGGAAGGCGCCTTCGACGAGGAAGCGCTGGCGAAGATCACGTCCGGTGTGGATGGAGCGATGGTACCAACAGACAACGACACAATTACCGGCCTGATCGACGTCGTCCCTGTTGTCCCCATCAGCTCCAACCACGCCGCTTACCTCAACTACATTGAAGCTGACTTGAACAAGGGCTCACTGACAGCAGGCTTCACACGCGGTGAGGCGTCCAAGGCGACGGCCACCGAGATCTCAGCCCTCATGCAATACACGTCGTCAGAGCTGGGCAAGATGGCCCGTGACCGCGACGCGACCATCGAGCAGATCGCTGGCCTCTACGTCCGCATGCTGATCCCTCTCGTCGACGACGGTGACACAGTGGTTGTCTCGACTGAGGAGGGCGCAAAGGTCGCCACGGTCGCCAAGCTCGACGCTGACTGGGAGTTCTACGCCACTGACAGCGCAGGCACACCACTCACTGACATGGTGCGGAAGCAGCAGCTCGTTCAGCTTCTTCCTGCCCTGGCACAGTTGGGCGTCCCAGCTGAAGAGATCAAGAGCGAGGTCATCCGCCTCTACGACCTGCCGCCCTCCTTCCTCAACAGCCCAACTGCTGCCGGCGCCCCGACAAGCGCCTCGGCTGCAGCGACAGCGGGGGCTCCCGAAACTGAGGCTGCCGTATCTGACGTCATCGGAGGCGCCTGATGCCACTGTATGATGCAGTGTGTCCTCAGCACGGGAAGTTCGAGGCGCTGGCCAAGTGGGATGCGACCATCACCTGCCGCCAGTGCGGTGCGGAGAGCAAGCGGATGGTGTCGATCCCTGCCAAGACAGCCACACTCTGGAACTCGGGATGGAACTCGGGCCTCGAGGGCAGCGGCTTCTACTCCCCTTCAGCTGGACAACACGTGACCAACAAGCGCGAGGAAGAGCGGATCATGAAGTCGCGTGGCTTCATCAACGAGAAGGATCTGGGCGGTGATAACTTTTACAACGACTACATGACTGCCAAGAAGAACGAGCGCGACGAGCTCGATGCGACCGCGAAGACATACAGGGACAATCTACAGAAGTATGATGGGGATAAGATCCGTGCTGTTACGGAGACATTCCCAGCACACGAGATGCTGAAGCAAGCATATGAACATGATGCCAAAACAGGAGATAACTAACATGACACCAAATGAGAAGATGGAACTCGAGAAGATGCGCGCCGAGGCAATGACACGCCAAGGCGAGGTCGAGGCCGCAGAGGATGAGACATACGCAGCAGCGTCCCCCAAGGGCAAGTTCAGCGGCAAGGCTGCGAACTCTCTGGTGGAGGCGACCAACCGCCTGCTCCCCCTGTTCGGCATCGACGAGAAGTATGAGCGCTTCGGCGGTGGGACAATGTCCTCCCTGCCTCCCGCTTTCATGCGCATCCTCACGATGTTCAGCAAGGCGATCGGTGACGCAATCGCCGAGGGCG